TAAGTCAGACTCTACTTATGCAGAGCAAGGGGGAGTATATATCGACCTTCGAGGAATGAGTGGAGAATTGGAGATACCAGTATGGACTGCATCTCAAACCAACCGTTCAGCAATTGATAGTGAAGTAATTGAAGCAGATAAGATTGCAGATTCTTATGCAAAAGTAATGAACGCCGATTTCATTATGAGTTGGAGTCGAAAATCAAAAGATAAATTAAATGATACTGCTCGTGCTCACATTATGAAAAACAGATTTGGACCAGACGGAATCACATTCCCATGTAAAATGAATACCAACACAGGATATATCGAAGTTTATGATGGAACATCACCAGATGGGGTTATTGCACAGAAAGAAGCAGCAAGTGGTGCATTAGAAACGAAAAAACTTTTACATAAGAAATATGTAGAAAATATGGGGTAAGGGTATCAAAAAATTATTATACCCAATAATAAAAAACTAAGTTAATATAACAAAATAAAAAACTTAAAAAATATTATCAAAAATCCATTTCGTTTTTGGATATATATGATAATTATAAACACCCACTCACCAAAGAGTGGGTTCTAATCTAAATTAAAAAAGGAAAAAATTTATGGCAAATTCACAAGAACTTTTTGAACAAATTAAAGATTTATTTGTTCAATTCGAAGAAGAACACAACGGAACTTCAAAAGCAGCTAAGTCGAGAGCTAGAAAACACATTGGTGAAATCAAGAAACTTGTAACAGATTACAGAAAAGCATCAGTAGAAGAAAACAAATAATATTAAGGTTATAAAATGAGCAAATTATTCCAAGAAAGAATTCCTTTCAAACCATTCGAATACCCAATCTATTATACAGAAGGATGGCTGAAACAAGCACAAGCATTTTGGTTACATACTGAAATCCCTATGCAGGGTGATGTAAAAGATTGGAACGAACGGTTAACCAAAGAAGAGAAAAATTTGGTTGGGAATATCCTACTTGGATTTGCTCAAACTGAATGTGCAGTTTCTGATTATTGGACAGGGATGGTAACCAAGTGGTTTCCAAAACACGAAATTCGTCAAATGGCAATGATGTTTGGTTCACAAGAAACCATCCATGCTACTGCATATTCTTACCTTAATGAAACATTGGGATTGGATAATTTCTCAGCATTCTTGCACGAACCTGCAGTTGCTGAGAAATTTGAACTCCTTACTGAAACATCAGCAGATTGGACACCTGAAGATTTGGATACAAATCCAAAGGCAAGACAAGAAGTTGGTAGAAGTTTGGCAATCTTTTCAGCATTCGCTGAAGGAGTATCCCTCTATTCTTCATTTGCGGTACTCTACTCATTCCAAATGAGAAACCTATTAAAAGGTATTGGACAACAAATGAAATGGAGTGTAAGGGATGAATCTCTACATTCTAAGATGGGTTGTCAACTATTCAGACATATGTGTGAAGAGTTTCCAGAACTTAAAGAACAATCAAGAGAAGCAATTGAAGAAGCTTCTAAACTAATCGTAGAACTCGAATCTAAATTTATAGATAAGATGTTTGAATTAGGTGATTTGGAAAATCTAAAGAAAGATGATTTAAAAGAATTTATAAAAGCAAGAACCAACTCTAAGTTGGAGGAATTAGGATACGAAGGTATCTTTGAATTTAATAAAAAGAAAGCAGATAATCTCGAATGGTTCTACCACTTGACTGGTGGACATACTCACACCGATTTCTTCGCTATCAGACCTACTGATTATTCTAAAGCGAATGAAGGTGAGGATTGGGGAGATTTATTTTAAAATAAAGGTTATATATTATGAGTTTTGATGAACTATCAGAAAATGTATTATCATGGGCACAAGAAAGAAAAATTCTTTACTCTGCTAATGCACCAAAACAAATGTTAAAAGTGTTGGAAGAAGTTGGTGAAACTGCTGGAGCACTTTTAAAAAACAATGAACAAGGAATCAAAGATGGAATTGGAGATTCTTTTGTTACTCTTATTATTTTATCTAAACAATTAGGATTAGCACCAGCAGAATGTTTAGAGGCAGCATGGAACGAAATAAAAGATAGAACAGGTAAAACTGTTGATGGTGTTTTTGTAAAGAATGAGAACTGATTATCACATTAGAAAACACCCGGTCATGGGAGGTAGAAGTATTAAATATTATCCAAATACTTCTGGTATATTCATGAATATGTTATTGAGAGCAATAAAGTACAATATTATAAAGTTAAGAAGAAATGGCAGTTAAAAATTACGGAGAAGAATTAGGTTGGGAATTAGATGTTGATTTCCCATCATGGGGTAACACGGAGATTTATGTAAAGACAATCTCTAAAGGATACTTACTTCCTGGTGAAAAACCTAAAGATGCTTATTGGAGAGTTGCAACCAAAGTGGCTCAGAGATTAAACAAACCACATATGGCATCTAAATTCTTCGATTATATTTGGAAAGGTTGGTTAAACTTAGCAACCCCAGTCCTTTCAAATACTGGTACTGATAGAGGATTACCTATTTCTTGTTTTGGTATCGATGTAGCCGATTCTATTTATGATATTGGTAAAAAGAACTTAGAACTAATGTTACTTGCAAAACATGGTGGAGGAGTTGGTATTGGAATCAACCAAATCAGACCAGCAGGTGCACCAATTACTGGTAATGGAACATCTGATGGTGTAGTTCCTTTTACAAAAATATATGATTCTACAATCCTTGCAACCAACCAAGGTTCAGTAAGAAGAGGTGCCGCTTCAGTAAACCTTAATATTGAACATAAAGATTTTGAAGAGTGGTTAGAAATCAGAGAACCAAAAGGTGATGTAAACAGACAATCACTCAACTTACACCAATGTGCAGTTGTTGGTGATAAGTTTATGAGAAAATTACAAGATGGTGATGAAACTGCAAGAAGAAAATGGGGAAAATTACTACAAAAAAGAAAAGCAACTGGTGAGCCTTATATTATGTTTAAGGGTAATGTAAATAAACAAAACCCTGAAATGTATAAGAAGAATGGATTAAAAGTATTCATGACTAATATCTGTTCTGAAATCACTCTACATACAGATGAGAACCACTCATTCGTTTGTTGTTTATCTTCAGTAAACCTTGCAAAGTACAACGAGTGGAAAGATACTGATTTAATTTATACCGCAACTTGGTTCTTAGATGGAGTACTTTCAGAGTTTATCCAAAAGGCTAAGAACATGAGAGGATTCGAAAACTCAGTTGCATCAGCAGAAAAAGGTAGAGCATTAGGATTGGGGGTTTTAGGATGGCACACTTACCTACAACAACAAGGTATTCCATTTGAAGGAATGGAAGCACAGTTTGAAACTCGTAAAATTTTCTCACAAATCAAAATCGAATCAGAGAGAGCATCAAGAGATTTAGCATCAGAATATGGTGAACCACTATGGTGTAAAGAAAGTGGAATGAGAAACACTCACCTTCGAGCAATTGCACCAACAGTTTCAAACTCAAAATTAAGTGGTAATGTATCTGCTGGTATCGAACCATGGGCAGCAAATGTATTTACTGAACAAACTGCAAAAGGAACTTTCATTAGAAAAAACCAAGAGTTAGAAAAGGTACTAAGAAAAGTTGGTATCAATAATAAAGATACTTGGGATAAAATCTTAGAAGATGGTGGTTCAGTTCAAGACCTTAAAGAACTTGATTCTTGGTGTTTTTTAAATGGAAAAATGGTACAATGTGAAGAAGTATTAGAAGAAGATAGAATTAAAACCTACCCTGTCAAGGATGTGTTCAGAACGTTTAAGGAAATCAACCAAATGGACTTGGTTAAACAAGCTGGTGTTAGACAACAGTATATTGACCAATCCGTTTCCTTGAACTTGGCATTTCCTTCTATCGCAACTCCAAAGTGGATTAACCAAGTTACTATGGAAGCGTGGAAACAGGGGATAAAAACTCTCTACTATATGAGAACAGAGAGTGTGTTACGAGGTGATATCGCAACTCGTGCGGTTGACCCTGATTGTGTCGCGTGTGACGGCTAGTAAATAATAATTAAATAGGAGAAATTATGTTAGAAGTAAAGAAATTTTATGCAACTTGGTGTGGGCCATGTAAAATGTTAACACCAATTATGGAACAAGTTAAAGGTAAGTTTAATGATGTATCATTCCAAGATATTAACATTGATGAACAATTTGAAGTAGCTCAAAAGTATTACGTTCGTTCCGTTCCTACTGTTATTATTGAAAGAGATGGTGTAGAAGTTCAGAGATTTGCGGGATTACAATCAGAAATGGCCTACTCAAACGCACTTAATGAATTAAAAAGTTAATAAAATATTTGGAATTGTTAAATTTTTTTCGTATATTTGTATCAAATAAATCTTAATATATGGCATCAATAAAATTTGTACACAAAGAAGAAAAGGAACAAGTAATCAAAGGAACTCCTAAAGTTCCTTTTGATAAAAGTAAAAAACTAAGTAGTTTAGATGGTTCTAAGTCTTTGTATTATGTAGAAACTGAAACTGCGTTTAAACTTAAAATTGATTCTAAAATCGATTTTACACAGAAACACCCACATTATAGTAATTATCACTTAATTACTATTCCAATAGATAGAATATAAACCTTAAATAAAGTTACATGAATCGTTACGATGAAAAACAACTCGAAGAGAACTACAATAAGTTTATCGAGGCACTTAAAAAATCGTTTAGTGGAGAACGATTAGAAAAACTACTCCATATGTACTCAATGGATGAATTAGGACCAAACCTAATGTTATCTCCAGCGAGTGGAAATAAACACTATCACAATGCGTATGAAGGTGGGTATATTGACCACGTTATGAATGTGGCAAGAAACTCACTTCGTATGATGAAACTATACAAAGAAGCCGGTGGTATCATTGATTTTGAACAAGAAGAATTATTATTTGCTGCTTTCCATCATGATTTAGGGAAGTTGGGGGATAAAGGAAATCTACATTATGTTTCAAATGATAGTGAATGGCACATCAAAAATCGTGGAGAGTTCTACAAAAGAAATACAGAATTATCTTACTTAACTGCAACTGATAGAACTTTTTTACTTCTTAATAACTATGGTGTACAATTCACCGAAAATGAATACTTTGGAATCAAACTCACCGATGGTATGTATGATGAAGATAATGTAAAGTATTATAAAGTATTCGATGTATCAAAATATCTAAAAACAAATATTCAATATATTCTTCATTGGGCAGACCATATGAGTACTACCATTGAAAGAGATAGAGAACTAAAAGCTCCATTTTAATATGTGTGGAATCTTAGGAGGTAACCTCATTAAGACAAACCACGATATGAAAAATGGATTAGTTTCTATGATGCATCGTGGTACTGATGGGAATACCATATTTTCATTTAAAAATGGGATGAAACTATCCCATAATCGTTTATCAATACAAGACCTTTCAGAATCTGCCAATCAACCAATGGTTTCAGATGATGGTAATTATTATCTTGCATTCAATGGGGAGTTATGGAAATCTACATTTGATAAGTTTGACAAAGAACTTAGGTCAAAATATAATTTTAAAACCAATAATTCAGATTCAGAATTACTTTTATATTTTTTGATTGATAATTATAAAAATTTAAAATCAAAAATGAATGAATTAGAAGGTATGTTTTCTTTTGCGTTTTATGATAAAGAAAAAGATTACTTAATTCTTGGTAGGGATTTTATGGGTAGATTGCCATTTTATTATTATCATAATGGGCAAGAGATTGTTTTTTCAAGTGAAGTAAAGGGTATTACAGAATCAGTTAAAGAAATACCTTATTATAATATTGATAAAGGTTCGTCTTGGAAACCTTCTGAGTATAAGGATAAAGAACTTATAAAAATAGTAGAACCAGGTACATTTATAACATATAATTCTGTTGGAGCATTAAAAGAATATGTTTGGTTTGATTTTAAACCAAAACCATTTGATATAAATCATCCAACAGGATATTATCCAAGAACTCAAGAAGAATTTGATTTATATGATTCTGAAGATAAAGGAATTGATTATTATTCATCTGAATTTAAACGTTTGTTAGAAGATGCAGTAGAAGATGAAATGATTGCAGATGTACCTATTTGTACTATTTTAAGTGGTGGTATTGATAGTACAATCATTAGTTATATTCTTTCTAAGAAATTAAAAGCTCAAGGAAAGAGGTTAACTGCATTTGTTGTAAATGTAAGTAAAAATCGAAAATCTAATACAAAAGATGATTTACATTATGCAAGATTAGCATCAAAATTATTTGATATTGATTTAATTGAAATAGATTATGATGAACTTGATGTAGAGAGAAAACTAATACATTCTATTTGGGCATCAGAAACTCACAAGTGGACTCAAATATCTCCAGCTGTTATTCAACTTGCTCTTGCATGGAGAATTAGAAAAGAAGGATTTAAGGTTGTATTTGGTGGTGAAGGAGCTGATGAAATATTTGCAAGTTATGGGGATGTTAAACGATTCTGTTGGCCACAACCAATTTGGTATCATCAGAAAAGAGTTAATCTTTTAAATAGATTACATCAAACTAATTTAATTAGAACTAATAAGGCAATGATGTATGGAGGTGAAGTAGAATTAAGAACTCCATTTATTAATAAAAAGGTTATTGATTTTGGTTTAAGAATACCAACTAAGTACAGAGATGAAAATGAAGGTAATGGACAAAGAATGAAGTATGTACTTAGAAAAGCATTTGAATTAGATATAGGTTCTTTAGATGAAGAACTTTTATGGAGACCTAAGAAAACTTTCCAAGTTGGTGCACATAGTGATTTCTTAAAAAAAGATATTTGGAAAAGGAAAATAGAACATATATTTAAAAAATTATTTATAGAAAAGAATGAAAATACCGAATTACGAGAATTGCTTGCTCAAGGACAAAGCGGACATCTCCGAGGTAGTATTACAGAGGTTACCATCGATTAACGTTCTTGGTGCTTTTGAAAAACCTACATTGGATAAAGATAAAATAAAAGTTTTATCTGTTAAGTTTAGTAAAGTTGGTAAGAAAACATTTACTGATTACAAAAACTTAGAATGGATTGTTTGTCGTTCTCATGGTATTGATAATGTTAATATAGAAGAAGCTAGAAAAAGAAACATTGGTATCGTAGCAACTGCACCAACTGCTAAACCATGTGCAAATTGGATTAGTAATAAAATTAAAGAAGATGATTCTATTTTGATTTTTGGTAATGGTGCAATCTCAAGAGAATTACAAAAGAAGATTGGTAACTTTAATGTTGTAAACTCAAAAACATCACAAGAAGAAATAGATAGATATTTAAAATTCTGTAAAACAATTGTGATTACAATTCCATTAAATAATTCAACAAAAAATTACTTCGATAGAACTTTCTTTTCTAAGATAAAAAATGAAGTAGATATTATATCAATATCTCGTGGTGAAGTATTTGATAATGGTGCTGTATTAGATTTTTCAGTATCAGGTAAGTTGAGAAATGGTCACTTTGATATGTTATCATCAGATGGAAGAAAACGATTGTTAGAACGAAAAGAAATAAGATATTACGAACATACATCATGGGAGTATAACCAACCAAAGGATTCTCATGGAAAGTTGGGTGGGTATGTAAACATTGAGTTCGCAGATAACTTGAAATTGGTAATCGATGCTGCATTGGAAGATAGAGTACAAGATGCTCATTTGAATAGAATAAAGAATTTATGGTTTTAGGATTAACAGAAGATACCCCATTAGAAGAATATAAAATCAAAGGAAGGTCAGTTTGGGTAAAACGAGATGACCTAATGGG